CAATACCGGAATTCCACAATGTAGAGTTGTGTTCACAAACGGGGCACTTATCACCAACTGTAGTTAAACAGTTATCAATGAACCAACCGCCTGGTCCTTGAAAGCCGTGGTCAAAGCGGCGTACCCATGGAAGTGCATCATCACCATCAATAGAAGTATTTTCTGGTAGAAAACGAATAACAGCCATGCCGTTACCAGATTTATCTACAGTTGGAGCCCAGAATCGGGTATCATCTTTTGAGCCAGCCTCAGCAGATTGTGTGGTGGTCTCAATAGCCTTAGTGAGTTTTTCAAGGCTGTCGCGGTTGCGTTTTAGATTAGCGAAAGACATAGTATTTTCCTTTGTATAAATTGTATGCGTTGTATAAAATTATCCACATGATTCATTGTATCATGTATTTAGTTCAACTTCAAGTAGCTTTTCAAGCATCATTAAAGTATTACCAATTTCTTTATGAAGAATACCAATACCACCTGCCGCATTAAACGACTGGATAATATCTTGTGTATCATCAATAAGAATAGTGTTTGGTGTAGCATACTCAGCCTTGTGCTTACGACCGGGAACAACGTTCGCCTTTAGTTTGTCAAGACCATTGTTTTCTAACCAAACACGTTTTTGTCGTGCAACTTCATCATGGTATTTGTTACCACCAGAGGAAGTCAACAACTCAATCGGTACATTCGCTTCAAAGCAAAATGCAACCAATTCTTTACCACCAGGATACCAATCTAGCGTTTCAAATTGCTTTGTTGCTATGAAGTCATGCCAGTGTACATTAAATTCTTTTCGGTCACGCATTGAACCAGGTAGTTCTTTGTATAACTCAAAGTATCGGCGCTCAAAGTTACAGAGAACACCATCCATATCCAAATAAATCTTTTCAATCATTTCAATTCTTTCAATGCTATTTCACGAAACTTGTTTTTATCAAAACTCAAAAACGGAGAATATTTTATCCATTTTCTGTGTAGTAATGGCCAGCGAATGTCATCTGAGATTTTTCTTTGCCACATAGGAAGAAAATTCATCATTGAATTCAGTATGCACAGAGTTTCAGCCTGAATAACTTTTTGTAAAGTCATCGTCAATAATTCTGGATACTCACCATCAGTTTTTAATAAATCGTTTATGCTACCACTCTCACCAATTACAGAACAATCATTTTGAAAGTTATAACTCAATGCTTGAATGATTGCAAGTCTCTTTATATTGACTTCATCTGAACCATCTTCAAGCAAAGTACCTGCCCAACAATTATCATTGTGTAGAAAATTTGAGATAACAAAATCAATGTAGTCATTTTTACGATTGTTAAACTTGCGGGATAACTTGTAGAAATGGTACTTGTCTTTTCTTTTCTCAAATGTCTCTATGGTGATATTTGTTTTACCGTTGTACTTAAAAAAGTCATAGCCCGAGGTGAAATGCAATTTTAATACGTGATAGAGAGTGAATGCTTCATAACCAGTCATGCTATAATTATATCACAAATCAAATAGGAAGTCTACGTGTTTTTGGTAACATATTGAGTTCTTGTGCATCAATCTCAATCTTTGCCTTCAAGTCTTTGTTTACCAAACTGGATGCTAATTCAATCTCCATGCCAGTCTGATTACAATACTCAATGATTGCTTCCATATAGTTGTAGTCGGTTTCTAGTACGAGTTTTTCAATCTCTTCCTGAAACTTGTACATTTCATCTTTTGTCGGCATTATTTTACAATCGTTTCATACAATTGTTCAAATTGTTCATGCACAGCAACTTCTTCATCATAGTTTTGTTTGTGATAAACTTTAACTAGACGATTCACAATTCGCTTTGGCAACTTCAAGTCTTCACAAATTTCTTTGATTGCTTCCTTGATAAAGTCTTTTTCGCCTTCCATGCGAATCATAGAATTGGAACACTCTTTCATAGCATCAAGCAATTTCTTGCGGTCAGCTTCACTAGAGATTTGATTAATACTAAATTGTTTTACAGCCATAATATACTCCTTAAACGAAACCCATTTTGCTACCAACTGTTTTGTTGGCACTTTGTTCAATCTGTTTGTTGAACACTTCTGCGATAGTCCAGCTATCACGCTTACCATCAAGTTTGACACCGATTTTCTTAGCCAATGCCTCGGCTTCTTTTTGTTTCAATGAATCAAAAGAAACAATATCAAAACAACGACCGGGGCGAATCAACGCAGGATCAATGTCGCGGATACTTGGCAAGTTAGTTGAGAAAATCAACTTCTTACCTTTTGTGGTAACAAGACCATCGCCAACGTTTAGGAAACGATGCATCATGGTGTTACCATCGCTACGTGCTTTCAGGAAGTTATCAGAATCTTCAAGCACCATCACACCTGTTTCATCTTCAATGAATCGTGCGAACAGATAATCTTTCTCCAGAATTGCGGCATCATATGTCACAATAGCAGAGGAGTTACTGTGTGCAAGAAGACCACGGATGAAAGTTGTCTTGCCAGTTCCTGGTGGTCCAATCAACAAGAGAATGTTTGCATTAGATTCCAGATAACGGTCATAGTAGTCGGTCAATGGCTCTTTGAGAAACGGATACATTTCATCAACAGGCAAACGATCCGCATTCAAAGGAACATTAACGCTATCACCATTCGCACCATACACCCACTCAATGTATGATGTAACTTCTTCAAAATGTTTTAGAAACATGTCTTCAACATTTTCAATGAAGATTTTATCACCATAAGTTTGTGTGGTAATTGAATTAGAATTCACATCATAGCGAATGAAATTCAAACCTTCGGTGATGATAAGACCACTAGAACTTGTGAATTGAAGAATGTGGTCACCCTCAAATTCTTCTTCAATGAATTCTTTCCACTTTTGACGATTGCCATGCAATTTCAACTCCGAATTATGAGTTGAAATTTTCTTTTCTGACCGAGCATCAATCATTTGCATGTACAGCTAATCGCTGTAATCAGATGCGCCAACAAAAAATTTATCGTTTATACCTGTTTTCATTTCATTCATATTCATATCCGTTGCGTCATAAGTCCATGATTTCAAACTACGTTTTCTCCGTTTTCCTTTTGATTTAGAAACCCGATATTTCCTAGATGCACCTTCGCCGATTTGTGATGCGGCCAGTTTCAATTCTCTAAAAATTTTATCTACTTCACTCATTTTCTAACCGTGGCTGCGTAAGTTATACAGATTGCATTCATGTTTGTTTCATATGCACACTTAACAGAAACTGGATCAACACCTTTGGCAATAGCCGCTTCAATGTTTTTTGCCATATTGTTTCTGTCGTTTATATTATACATGAAGATACTTACAATAAACGTACAACAAACTATTGTTGCCGAAACGCACACCGTAATTAAGTTATTGTTCATTTTAAATGATTCCTTTGTTTCTGTCAATTTTGTCGCCTTTACTCTTGTAGAAAATATGCCTGCCAATTTGTTTCTCCCTTTTTAGTTTTGTCCAACCTGGATTCACATAATCAGCATGGTAATAAGTCGCACCGTTTGTTACATCGGTCATTTTTTCAAAATTCAAGAAAAGGTTTGTTGATAACTCTAAAATCTCATTATACAACAAAGTGTTCTTGATTGTCAATGTCTTACTGGTAAATGTGCTGTCACAATACCAAGAAAATTGGCAAGTGTTACCAGTCTTTTGCTTTACATATCCAGACTGTACTCGGTTAAAGGTTACGAATGCTACAGCTTTCTTACCTTCATTTGGTTCATGCGCGGCTTCAAAATAAATGTTCTCAGCTAGGCATGTTACCTGTTTCTTTGCATCCATAGTGAGTGCATTGAATGTTGACTTCATCGGTAGAATGTTATGTGTATCAACATTCACTAATGATAATGACAAAATTATTGATGAAAAAATTATACTCAAAAGTATAGGTTTACTTCGCATCTGTTTCCTTTCTGTGTGTGAATGCCAGATAACTGGCATACCTCCAATTAGGATTTCTTAGAGACTTTTGGAGTTTCTATAGAAACGAAACCACTAAGAGAAACGAAACCATTAAGCACTTGTGCTTTGGCTATAATTTCTGTTTCGGAGGGATAAGGCGGAAAGCCTGGGTGTGGTGGCGGTGTCTCGCCTTTGATTTTTGCAGATTCACATTGCATGGACCAATCGTTACTGATTTGCTCACGCTTACCATAATAATCATCTGATAGCATTCCTTGTGCCATTTTTAATAGGTCAAGGCGTATCTCAAAAGGTGTCATGTTTGACATAGTTTCTCCTGTGTGTTAGTGTGTGTTAGTTTTTATTGAGAACTAACAAACTCTCATATTAAAATCCTACTGAGACTGTAAGTCCGACTGCACGATCCTGAATGTCTTGGTAGCTTTGGCTAACACCAACACCGACGGATACTTTGCTGATAACTGGCATATCATAGCTAACAAAGGCTACAGAT